ACACTCTTAGCACCTTGGTTGATTGCTTCAAGCGTACTGGCACCTTTGCTCAAGGCAGTACCTACGCCGGGAACACCCACATAGGTACCGGCTATATCCAAAACGGGTGCAGCAACTGCTAAAGCCTTTTTCGCACCGGGTAGAACATCACCTCTTAATCGGGAAGAGGGATTTACAAACTCGTTTTTAACTTTGCCCCATAAATCGCCAAAGAAACCACTACCATGAAGTTCCATAGCGTGTTTCATCATGCCCTCCATCATTTTTTTATGACTCTTTTTGTCCATCCTCTCCCCCAAATGTTCGCTCAAACCGTATCCCGCACAGTAGTGTTTTCCTCCTCTCATTGCTACTGGGGGCATAGATTTAATTCTTGGGTATCCTTGTCCTTCGTAAGCACCGCTTCTGGATACATTTGTCCTATCTAACAACTGTTGTAGATTACTCATACCCATACCATACATTGGCTCACCCCTAATATTACGCTTTACTTTACCGGAGGGTCGCCATGACGCTCTATCAGAAGCGTTTGGTTTATAGCCCGTTTCGGCAGTCGCACGTTTTTCTGCTTGTTTAGTTGCTAATTCATACAACCTATCATATTCATCATCTTCATAATCGGCACCTTTAAAAACCTTATCATACTCCTCATCAAAATATTTTTTGGCAAGAACACTCCATCTATCTTTCATAGCACCACCTCTAAACTCACTTAGACCCATAGAAGGAGTAGCACCGGCACCCCCTCTTATTTGGCTTACACCCATTACTGGGGTTGCTCCAGTTCCGGGAGTTTCATTGCGGGTCTGAATCTCCATGGCACGACTATCTGCCATAGATAATCTTGGGGTACGGGATGAAATAGCACCATTTGAACCACCGTGAATAACCATATTTCCATTAGAAGGACGAATAGGGTTATATCGCTCATCTTCTTCTTCAATAGCACGACAACGGGCAAGTTTTAAACCGGGTCTAACTCTGTGTATAAGCATCTTATATTAGATGTATCTATTTTAAAATGGGGGGGATTTCCGGGGGGAGTGGGGTTTAGGGAGAAAGTTTTTCCACGGGATTTCGTTTCTAGGAAAAGTTCCGAAATTTTCCCTAATCCCCCGGATTCCCGGATTCCCGACCGACCACTTAAAGACCCCTTACTCCTAACTGTTCGCTTAAATAAGCAAGAAAATGTAATAATGTCTTGTTAAAAGATTCTTAAGAAAAGTTCGGGGGGAGTGGGGTTTAGGGAGAAAGTTTTTCCACGGGATTTGATTTGTAGGAAAAGTTCCGAAATTTTCCCTAATCCCCCGGATTCCCGGATTTTCCCCAACTGACCACTTAAAGACCCCCTAAGAAGTCCGAAATGGATTTTTTGTTGTGTATAAACAGATGCCGATTATTAACTCAAACGCGTTTAAAAGAAAACACAATATTGATATATCTGAACCCCTAAGTCTATCTAAAATTGCTAAGTTATCCGGTATGCCTCTCAAAGCACTAAAGGAGGTATTTTCAAAAGGTCAAGGGGCATATTTTTCAGACCCGCAATCAGTTAAGCCTATGGTACAATCTCCAGAACAATGGGGACTTGGTCGTGTATATAGTTTCGTTATGCGTCGTAAAACTACTTTTGGAGGTGCGGATAAACATATAGCAGACAAGTATAATTTATCATAGAGTTGTTAGTTTATCGTTAGCCTTCTTATAAAACTTCTCATCCTTTTCAAAGCCTATAGCATGTCGCCCCATAGCACAAGCAGTAAAGCAAGAGTTACCAGAACCAAATGTAGGGTCTAATACAGTACCACCGTGTGGGCAATAACGTTCTATAAGCCATTCATATAGGGATACTGGTTTTTCTGTTGGGTGTCCGCCTTTTGTTGATGATGATTTCTGTATTACTGATAAAGCACACCGTTTGCCATCATCACCTTCAATATCAACCCTATTATAATAAGCCCCCGCCTTACTAAATACATAAATCATCTCATGACTCCTCATGGGCATTTTATTTGCCATAAGAAATGATACTCCTTTTTTTTTATCCCATACTAAATCATATCGGAACCAATCTTCATTACTCTTTATTAATTCATATCCAAACTTCGTAGTACAGAAATGAATTACCGGGGAGTTTGAATTGCGTAGTATGCGTTTGGCTTCAGTCCAGAACTTTTCTAAGTCTATTTTGATATCCCAAGCACAACCAGTCATACCGTTACCACCATTTTTATACCCATCTGTATTTCTTTTTACTACTACATCTTTTGATGCTAAGCAACCATAAGGTAAGTCTGCCAGAATTAAATCCACACTATTAGCCGATATATCTTTCATTAGTTGTAGGCAATCACCGTTTAAAAGCCGGATACTCATTTTATATAAAATATACTCATTATATTAAGTTAATTTTACCGTACAAAACAGTAATATATTTGTATAAGCCATATACAAATATATACATTGCTAATTTTTTACTTAGCAGATTCACCATTGGTTTCTGACTTCAATCCTTCAGACTTCTGAAGCGGAGACAAGAAGGTGCTTCCAGAACAGTCTATAATTTTTATCGGCTCATACGACCACTGGCTACAGAAGGCACACAAATGTTTTACGGCGTTATGTCTGCACCAATCTGCCGGGGGAAGACTTGATAAGACCGGGGTAGTTACTCTTAATCCGGGGCAAACTTGTGTGAGAGTTGGGATGTTTATTGTGTTGTTCATTTATACAAGGTTAAGATTTTTATCGGTTAGTAATTTAATAGTTAGTTTAAGGAGTTCCAAAAACTACATTAATAACACCGCTATCATATGTACCACTGACTCCACCTGCATTATCTTGTCTTGCCATGAATAAACTGACTGTTGTAAGACCCACGCAATTTGGTACAAATAGAGACCCTGCTCCCATCCCCGCCTGGTTAGTATTAACATAGACTACTTTTGTCGGCGAAGCGGGTGCATACGTTCCTGTATATATAATGTATAAGACTCCATTGGTCCCTACAGCGGTATTAAGAGCATACTGAAAAGAGATGTTTATAACGGCTTTAACTGGTGTAGGACCTGCATCAAAAGTAAAAGTATATTGACCGGGTACGAGAGCGGGGTTTGTCGTGTTATCGGGCAATGTCCCACCTGCTAAAGTGAATACACCCCCACATTTAATTGGGTCATTTCCGGCAGTCTGAGAAATGGTAACATTTCCAGTGCCTCCTACCGGGCTTACTGTAATACCAGTTCCCGCTATTATCTGGTCTACCCCTCCCCCACTACCACCGGATGTAATCGTACCGGCTACAGTCAAGTTTCCCGCTATCAACACATCATCGGGAGCAGTAACTCCATTCGTACCAACTGCTTTAGGTCTTAACTGTACGGCACTCATCTTTATATTTGATAAAAAGATTATTTTTTATCAGATACAAATTATTGTTATAAAGATTTACATTAATCGGGCTTGTAATCCCTTTACTCCACTGGATTTAGCACCGCCAGACATTCCGGCACCAGTCTTACCACCGCCTGCAGCCGGGGCAGAAGGCATCATTGCTCCACGGGCTTTGCTCATTACATTTGCCAATGCCCCACCGATACCACCGGCACCCACAAACCGGGAGAGCATAGAGGTAGTAGCCTCTGGGGCAAGAGGAGCGGATATAATGTCTTGTTCGGACAACACACCCTTGATGATACGAGATGAACCACGGATAGATTCAAAGAATCCGCTATTAGCGGTAATCACGAACAACTGAGGTACTTGAGGATTGTTAGAAGTATTTTTAACAGTAAGATTAAATTGGAACGTAAAATTTCCTACGCAGAAATTTTATACCGCTACTTTCGTAGTATTTACACTGCCCGGGGCAGTCGGATTAGACTATACCTTCTGGAATCATTAAGACTTGCTAAGTCTTTCATCCACTTGACTGGTAGTCGTTGAGACAATCACCTTTTCCTTGCTTAGCGGAAGTGAGGTGAGGTCTGCGGATTACCCAATTCTATTCGTTATTACCATTGTGTTCGGTCATTACCCGAGTTCCCTAATCTCATTTCTGAAATAGGTGGTAGAATAGACTCTAAGGGACTTCCCGCATATCGTCAATAAGCATCGCCTTTTACTGTGTGAAGCACTAACACACTGCGATACAACCCCCGTAGTTAAGGGATGGTGCTTGTCCAGTCTGGAGAGTAATATCTTGACTGGGTTTCAAAACAAGAATAGAACCACAAGTTGCCAATGAACCGCCGGAGGTGCCTACAGAAGCACCGGCGGGAGGAAAAGCCTTGCTTGAATGTGCAGCACCCACCCAAGAGTTGTAGTCCATATCCAAACCGTTTCTTATACTCATGGCGTACAACTGCTCTGCCGTTACACTTGAAAGGAGACCACTGAAGTTATCAAAATTGACGGTTAGAGGGTTAGCCACATTATCGTAACGGGTTGCTACCGGGAACCTCCAGTCGGCATCGTAAGACTGGGGGTAAGAAAGAGGTGCACCCGCCCCATCTACACCGGAGCAAGAAGCAGAAGGCTTAGCATAGATGATAAAAAGGTCGGGAATCTGAGGAAGAGTGATTGTCTGTGAGATTATCTGACCGGTCTGACCGGGGGCAATAGTACCATTCTGGTACTGGGTGATGTAACGTGGGAACTCCATGTAGGGTACAACGCTCTTAGGGGGCAGAGGCACGTCCAAACTTGGGGTCAAAAATTGTACGTTACAAACGCTATTGATAAAAGGAGACTGAACACCGGGGTTGTAAAGAACGGAGGATAGCGGGATTACACGCCCTGCACCTTGGCAGTTGCGAATAAGGCGGGATGGAGCCTGCAAGTTCATAATCAACTGGATGTTGTTGATACCAAACAGACCCGTGTCCCACTCATGACATTCGGCAAATACAAAAGGACTCAAGACGAGTTTCTCAGTACTGGTGAATTGGACATAGATGGGAATGGCAGTGCCTGCAGCCTGAGCTGCAACAGTCTGGGCATTAGCAACGGGTTGTCCATTTACGGCATCATACAGTGCACCGGCATATGCCGGGGAGGCAGTTCCTAAAACGGCACCGGAGGGAGATGTGTAGCGAACATTGTAGAAGGCACCGTTTGGCATCTCTGCAGCCTCAGAAGCATACTCATAACCCGCAAGAGGGTTATTGACGCTACCGAAACCATCATTGTAGTTCTGGTATGTATCCAACTTAGTAGGACAAGTCCTCTGTAGGCGATTTTTCTTGTAATCAGTCAGTCGGAGAACCTCTTTCAGAACATCATTAGAGTTAATAACTGTTGTGGTATCGTTAATAGTGGCGGTAAGGGTAGAGCAGAGGGAGTTGAGTGGAAAGGCACAGAGAGACCAGTCACGACCCGCTACAACTACAGACTCACCAAGAACTGGAACTGATTGTAGAAGTACATTAAAGTTAAGAAACACAGTAGAACTCCATTCAACACCCCTTTCAACAAAAACGTTCTCTGAAGGAACATATATGTTGTAGGTGTGTTGAGAAGGAGTCGCACTAATGGCGTTAAAGGGAGCATTTGTAAGGGATAAGGCACCTTTATAGACTGCGTACTTGGGGCGTGTCTGAACAATACGAGAGTCAAAAACGGCGAGTTTCTCAATGTCGGCACTCATCTTTTATAATTATCCATAACATTTTTTTATCCGGGACTAAAAAAGTACCGGGTAAAATAAGTAGGTGATTTCTTAACCACGGTCAGACTCTGGAAGACGGGTGCCTTTCTTTTTAAACATAACTTTGATACTAACACTTGACTGGTTAAACATCTGGATTGGGTAGAGTTCATTGTTTAGTCTGCTCCTCCAGAACACTTGAATATCTATCTGTCTGATTTCGGAGTGGGTGGTAAAGTCGGACATTCTGTATTCGGCGGTAGGAGCATAGTAAATGAAACCACGATAATCTTGTGCACCCTTATCACTCAAAGGAATAACAATATCTGTTATGATGGGATTAAAGGCAGACCTTACAGTTGGGTAACTGAAACTTGTGTTGCTTGTACCGAGTTCAATAGGTGGTCCGGTTTGTTCGTTTTGTACGGGCAACAATGTGCTTGTAAAAACAATGGAACCGATGGGCGACCATAACGAGTCCGTACTTAGGAACTCTTGCTCCACAATCCAATATGGTTTCTGTTCGTTAGCCGGGACTAAACCAAGAGGTGCTACTCCACCAAACGGTGGTAATCTGTAGTCATCCACGTTCTTATAGAACTTATTAGGGACTAAAATCCTATTAACATAGCCTACTGGGTAAAGTACTGGATTATTAACATAGTTGTTAGGTAAGTTACTGAAAAGACCGAACATATTTGTGTTCATCCATAATTCACATTCTGGTGCCGTTTGAGCAGTACCATTACCGCCGGGAATAAAAGGTTGGATACGTTGTCCAAAAGCATCACTGTCAAAAGTTATTGAGAATAATCCAGTGTTGTTATCACGGGTTATAACTGGAGGAATAATAATAGAAACAAAATCACCAAGTGTTGCGTATGGAAACGGTGTTGTAGGACACTGTATCTGCCACTGATTGTAAAATGCTACGTATACTGCAGCCATAGCGGAATCAGTGACAAAGTTACCACTATTTCCCGCTTGTGCCGGGTCATAAATAGTTTTATTAACCAAATCAAGCCACCACTGGTATGAATAGACCCAATAATAGCGTGAAGAAAGGTCTTGTCCAACACCGTCATTAGGTGAGAAGTAAGCCCAGTAGGTACTGTTAGGTGGAGGATTATTTGTACTTGTCTGAATACACTGGTAGTATGGTGGTGACCCACTTCCGTAAGTATTAATAGTTAAAGATACAATATCACCAACATTGTATGTTACCAATGAGTTCCATAGTCCAACAAAAGAGGGATTAGAAGGAGGGCGTGGTTGAGGGGCTAATACATTGTTAGTTGTTTCTGGTGAATAGATTACAAAAGATACTGGTGGTTTGATATCAAACACTTGATTGACTCCATTATTATCTTTCCACGTCTGTTTGTATGAAACGGCTAAAGCATAACTTGTTAGATTTGTATTTGTCTGTCCAGTACCAACTTGTATGTCCGGGATAAACAATGGTAAATCTAAGTTCGGTCCATCCATAGCAAAACGAATAATAGAGAAGTGATAGTCCGAACAGTCTTTTACAAGATAAGTATCACGGGATTCATTAAACTGTACATTGGGGTCATATACAACTGCACCAGATGCTAAATCAGAAGCATTGTTATTAACAATGGTAGCATTATAGTATAGATAATCTGGTTGGTCATCAGTTCCACCGTATTTCTCAATTGAACTTGATTTTGAGAACATTTCTATATAATTATGAGAGATTATTTCTTTAGAATATCATATGTTTTACCGATGACAAAATCATCCGGGGATAGTCCAGTTTTCTGAATGGTTTTTAAATAACGCTCTACACTATAAGGGGCATATAAACATCGTACTACACAATGACGACCACATGTGTTTATGTTGGCACGGTCTTTCTGAAAAGAGTGTGTATTATAATACACGGGAAGCCCAGATGCCCTCATAAGATTTGATAAATAAGGACGGGATTCGTCAAGTTGTGAAAGAAGAGATTGGGGTAACTGTTCTTTCATTTCTTCGGGAGACTCACCGTATGGGTCAAAATACTCTATAGAATTAGGTCTTCTTAACATACAAACCCAATGTCCTTCTGTTGGACTTGTTGTTAAGAAAAGCAAAATACATCGCCCTTTACGGTCAAAACATTGGTCTATATTTTTAAAACCTTTTAGCATAGGATATGTTATAATTTGTGTATCACTCCCTAATATTTTTTTTATATCTCCGTCTGATAAAGGATAATCTTTAGCCCTACCTAATCCGTCCATCTAATATATACGTATATTAGATGTTATCTGGAAGTCCATTAAACAAAGATTGGAAACAAAAAAAACCGGAGACGGAACAAAAACAGAAGGTACAAAAGATATTAGGTAAAGGTGAGGGAAAAAAATTAGTCCAACGTGGTTGTGATAGTAGTCAGTGTCAGTGGATTGACCGTTGGTTAAAGAACTTTGTTCAGTCACGGAGTCTGCCACCACAGATGGCTGGTACCGAGGCTTATAGTAGTATTGTAAAGTTTATGGGTGAGCAAGAGGCTGAAAAGGTATTTGAATCTTTACGGGTAGATTTTAATTCTATCTATCCTAAGGCACAATAGGTAATCCAGAAGTCCATCCGGGGTCACTTGAAAGTTGGTATGTGATTGTAGCATTTACTGGAAGGTTTGTTAATACACCACCAGTATATGCATTAGTCATTGCTCCTATTGCCGTTGGAGAAACCCAGAAACCTATTCCACCACACCAGTCAGAAATCTGTGCTGTAGGAAATCCGTTCTGTTGTATTAATGTGTTAGCAGAAGTAAGAGCCGTGTTTAGTAAAGCGGGGTCGGTTGATGTATTCCATATAGGAGTACCATCTGAAGAAGCAAAACCAGTGACGATTTTAACTCTTTTACTGTTTGGTCGTGCTTGTGCTGCAAGTGCCATATAGCCCCATTGTGCCAAGTTAGGAACAAAAGCAATACCTCCTAAATAGTAATCTGTTCCTTGATTGTATGCTTGAATAAAAATATAGTCAAAACTCTTGAACTGTTCTGACTGCCATAAAGCATTAGAAGGAGCGGAGTTGAGTGTGTTAGGTAATGAATTAAATTGTGCATATGGAATCCAAGTATTGTTAGCAGTAAAAGGTGCACCGCCCGGACTTATGTTATTCGCGTTAAGATTAGGAGTTTGTGGAGCCATATTAAGATACTTCTGTCCTATAGTTCCCACACCAGAGTACTGGTTCCAAGCAGATACAAGTTCTGCCATAACACCGGCAGAAGATGGAGTATTTTCCAAGTCTAAATCTAATCCATCAAAGAAGAACTGACCAGTTGAACCTTGAAATGTAGCGTTGGAAAAATTAAGTGGATTAGGACAAGAGCCACCCATTAATGAATTACAGAATGACTGTATAAACTTAGTTCCATCACCGGCATTAGGAAACATAGTCGCAACATTAGCAGTAGCCCCACCCAGTGAGGCTATGATTTTTACACCATTTGCTTGTAAAGACTTTAGATAATTACAAGTAGCCAAGGATCCGGGACTTGATATAGTTCCATTAACAAAATTAAAAGAGCCTATATTTGGGCAACCAGATGTGTTAATACCCCAATAGTTGATACTTGGTACAGAAGTAAAGTTGTTAGACATGAAAGTAACAGTGGCAAATGATGTAAGCGATGTAGGTGGTGGTGTTGGAGAACTGGTTGTAAAAGGTGTAGTAGGACTTGTTTGATTAGCACCGTTGGCATTTCCCAAAACAATCTGAGCGTTATATCCAGTACTTGCGGTTAGACCAGAAACGGCAACAGTTTTAGCCATAAGATTAAAAACAACGGATAAATATGACGTAGCATTCAAAAGAAATGTACTTGATGTTGCGTTATCACCACCAGTATAGGAAAAATTAGCGGTTGTTGACGTTACAGATGACAATGTTAGGTTTGTTATTGGAGTGACTGGTGGTGGAGCATTGGATGTTGTAAAAGGTGTAGTAGGACTTGTCTGACTATTTCCATAAGAATTATCTAATAAAATCTGAGCCGTATAGGATGTGTTCTGTGTAAGCCCAGAAATAGCGACCGTTTTAGCAGAAAGATTAAACACTGCTTGAGGATATGCTACATTATTCAGAATAAACGATGATGTTGTTGCGTTATCACCACCCGTATAGGAAAAATTAGCAGTTGTGGGACTTACAGAACTAAGTGTCAAAGTTGCTATAGGTGTGACCGGAGGTGACGGTGCTGGTCCAAGTGTTTGAACCACAATCGGGGTACTCTGAACGGCACCGCCATCATTTTCACAATAGACAACTGTTACGAAAATTGTTCCACTGGTCAGACCAGTAAAAGAAGCAGTTGTTGCTGTTAGAGTAGATGGTACTACAAGAGTATCATTCAGAGTGAAAGCAAAATCTGCAGGAACTCCATCGCCACCCGTCCAAGATAGAGAGAAGCCACTATTTGTTATAGCAGATGCTGTTACATTAGTAATAGGTGCTGGTGGTAGCACAGTTGTTATAAATTGTACAGTGTATGTTCCAGTTGTTGTTCCTGCAGTATTTGTAAAGGCTATAGTAGTGATTGTGTATGTAGTATTAGGAGTCAGACCATACAGTAAAATAGCATTCGTTGATAGGTCACTTCTCTGACTAAATGAACCGCCAGTTACAGTCGCAGTGTAAGACTGTGGTGGGCTTACGGCATTATCTGGTTCAAAATTGAGTGCTATACTAGCAGTAGTGGCATTAATGTTTGTTACATCAATAGTTGCTGCAGCAGTAGGGGCTTGTACGGCGGGAGCAGATAGAGACCATACTGAAGGGTTACCGGGTGGTGTCCCTATAACATAGTTACTACCAGAGACTACTAGATAATACGTCTGCCCTTGAAATTCAACAGAATCACCGAAATTATAAGATGTAGTTGGAGACCACTGCGACATTCTATAATTTTATAAAAGATTTTTAATTAGAACCTATATTAAAAGTTTAATAGTTGTTATAATACTTGGATTTGCCGGGTGGGGTGGTGTTGTTGCCGACAAAGCATAAAATAATGCTCTTGAACCGGCATCAGATGATGACATAACAACTCTGACATATTGTAAAGCACTAAGGGATAATATTATAGATACTGTACCGATTAGTGAATTACCAGATGATGCTATATTTACGGCAGAGGATGAATTAGGTACATCCGTCCACGTACTGTTATTTGTAGATGTTTGAATCCAAAAGAATATAAGTGTCGTACCACCACCCGTTTTATCAAACTGTATAGACGGTATGATTTCATAGTTACCCGCCCGTGTAACACGAATAGAAGCCCCGCTCTGGGTATAACCACCCGTATTTAAATCAGTAGTATTATATGTTAATGGCGTTGTTATATCGGCTCCCGTTACTGGTTGTGTAACAGATGATGAAAATGATGCGAATGAACCTTGTGATATCTGTGTCATAGGAGTTTTAGTAACACCCGATGCTATGTAATAAGCGGGACCAATCACTTGATTATCTCCGTAGTTCAAATTAACTGTACCGGCTCCGGTCTTCTGTACAGATTGTATATTTGGACTACCAGTTGTGGCACCAGTACATGTTAATAGGTTATTAATCATATTTATACCAACAGTAGCAGAATTAGAAAATCTTACACAACACTTGGCTCCAGTACCAGAATCAGATGTAGCCGATGTGTATGTTAATATAGCATTATTTAGAGTCATTACTGGACTGGTAGCAACATTATTAGTTATATTTACAAGCGGTTGTACTGTGGATGAAGTTGAGTTTTGAATAACAGATGTACCGAACATATTAACACCACCAGTGCCACTTGTTACTACCATAGATACCGTAGCATTAGCCAGACCCGGATTATTAGTTATCTGAGTGTTTATAAAACTTATTCTTGAGTTTGAAACTGATACTGCCGTTGTATCAGACATATATACGATACTGTTCTGTACAGTCATATTACCATTGCCTCCTACACTTGTATCTGTTAGTTCTATACCCGATACTCCATTGCCGGGAACTATTATACAATCTGTTAATATATAATTTTGGTCTTTTGCTACTGAGTTCTGGTATATTATATTTGTTACTTGTACGGATGATAAACCACCTACTACAATAAATAATGATGAACTTGTCATATCAATAGTAACTGAACCATTAATAACGGTAGCAGATGATAAAGATGTAGAGCCACCAGTTATGTATGTATTATTTCTATTTATTGTTATACTTTCTGTATATGTTCCACATGCCAGATTTATAATCACTGGATTACTGTCTGCTATTGTACCGGCTACCGCTAATGCTTTTGTTATAGTTTGATATGGGTTTGATATATTACCGTCACCGGTTATATCATTACCAGATATATTTGAGACATAATAATTATAACTGAAGGAGGTAGTAGATGGAAATGAATTAGATATTGTATAATTCGCTTTTGTACCAGTTATGGATATTCCAGAACCTGCAGTTAAATCCAGAACACCATCGTTTGTTACCGTTACATTAGTAGTGCCAGATACTGAAATACCAGTACCGGCAGAAACAGATGCTACTGCCGTAGGTGGTGGTGGAATGTTAAGATTTAGTGTCATAACACTTGTTGCTGTTGGGGGAGTTCCAGTATTAACTACACTAAAAGAGCCGGACGGAGAACCCGCAATTGATGTAACATTGGTCACAAGTTGAGGTGTAAATGATGTTGATGTAGCACCAATAGAATCTCCTAATGATATAATACCTTGTTGAACTACGGATGGGTTAAGATTACTTATCTGAATATCTCCAGTAAGAGGGTTTGTTGCTACACCGATTCCTACTCCCGCTGATACATCAACAACACCTTGTAATCCATTTATAGAGACTACTCCACCACCCGATGTTGTTATGACCCAAGTAGGCGAAGCCGGTGGAGTACCTATAATTGTTGAAGAACCGGCTACATTTAAAGCCCAATACTGGTTCTGAAACTGGACTGTATCACCAAAATTATAATATGCTGTTGGCGACCACTGCGGTATAAAAGACATTCTATCTACAGTAAATATTTTTCTTATAGAATAATAGAACATGGACGCTTCTTCGGCATTTATAACTGGTGGTGCGACGGCTTCAATAATGGTTGTAGTAGGGGTAATAGTAAGATTCTGGAATGAAATAAAAAATCATATGGTTGTGAGTCGTTGTTGTGGTAGAAAAATAGAAATGGGTGTTGGTGTTGTAGATATGCCGTTAGATTCACCACATAAAAAACTTGAAATAAAAGTCCGGGAAATCGGGGAATAAGGGAAAATTTCCAGACTTTTCCTTAAAACGATTCCCGTGGAGAAAGTTTATCCCAAAACCCCTTTCCCCCCGAAAACAAAATCTCAGTATTATTAAATGGCTGAACCTTTCCTTGTATCTAATCCTAATCGTTTCATATTATTTCCCATAGAACACTATGATATATTTAAGATGTATAAAGACTTAGTTGCTATACGATGGATTCCAGAAGAGATAGACACAACAAAAGACCTTAGAGAGTTCAAGGCTCTCACATTAAACGAACAGTATTTCATAAAACATATATTAGGCTTCTTTGCCGGGTCAGATGGTATTATTAACGAGAATCTTGTTGCTAATTTTTCTAATGAGATTCAGATACCAGAGGCTAAGGCTTTTTACTCTGAGCAGATGAGTAATGAGACAGTTCATAGTGAAACATACTGCCGTTTGATTGAGGCATACATAGTAGATAAAGATGAACGTCTTGATACACTTCGTTCCATTAGAACTATGCCATTTGTAAAGAGAAAGGCAGAATGGGCGTTAAAGTGGATAGAAGATAAATCTGCCTCATTTGCTAAAAGACTTATGATTTTTGCCATTATTGAGGGTGTATTTTTTAGCGGGGCATTCTGTTCTATATTCTATTTTAAGCAGAGAGGGATACTGTCTGGACTCACATCGTCTAATGAGTTTATAAGCCGTGATGAGGGATTACACACAGACTTTGCTTGTCTCATCTATAGTAAGTTAAAAAATAGACTTACAACAGAAGAAGCACATAGTATTATGGATGAGTCTGTAAGCATAGAAAAAGATTTTATAACAGATGCTTTACCTTGCTCTATGATTGGAATGAACTCTAAACTAATGTGCCAATACATTGAGTTTGTTGCCGATAGATTATTAAGGCAACTGGGTTATCCAAAGTTTTATAATACATCTAACCCGTTCTCTTTTATGGAACGGATATCACTTGAGGGTAAAGATAACTTCTTTGAGAAGCGTGTCTCATCATATGCCCTTGCCGGTGTAGGTAAAACTTCAAAAGAGATGTCATTCAAAATAGACGCCGATTTTTAGTTATTACAACCATACCATACCACTTTTTTAACATATCTATAGCGTCTTGGATTCTATAGTCATTTTCATAATCTTGATTATAACACCCCCTTATAATGGCTAAGTCTAAACATTGCTTGTATATTCTGTTTATCATATCAATATTTTTCTCTTCATACATCCTTATAGCATCCATCCCATTATGACCCAACCAATCATAAAACTCATTTTCAACAAAGCACTTAGCATCTATGTAAGATTCTGATTCCATTTCTTTTTAATAACAACAAATGGGTTCAATGTGAGTTCAAATTTTTGGTTATTTACATGTAATAATCTCTATAAATCAAGTAAAAATAATACAATGTATTAAAAAATATACAAAAAAAATAATACAACGGATAAAAACCCCAAAAATATACATAAAAATAATACAAAAACAATATTACATCAGAAAAAACCCGGGTTTTTTCTGATGTAATCTCATTTTGTATAGGATTTTTTGTATATTTTTAATACATTGTATTTTTTTTGTATATTTTTTAATACATTGTATTATTTTTACTTGGTTTATAGAGATTATTACATGTAAATAACTATTTTTAGTCTTGCTTAGGCTCATATCGCTTTAGAAGTCCCGTTGGAATAAAGACCACTGATGACGGGGAGTTGGTACAACCAAACCTTTCACCTCTCCGGTATTCTGGATTAACCTCAAAAGTATCAAATACCGCCTTATCATACTTAATGTAATAGATACCATCAAGATAATTATATACAAAATAGTATTCAACTCCTTCGGTTTTTTTACAGAACTCAAGTTTATTAGAGCCTATTATAGCCGTTGGATAATCATCGTGTTTGATACGACGTGTTTTTAGTTCAACCCATATTGTTCTTCCCTTGTTGCTATAGTCAAAGATTTCAAACCCACCTTTCCATTCAACAGTATCACCGACTAAACTCTCAATTGTTTTATGTAGATTCATCTCACTCTTCTTACCGTACGCAATGTCTTCTTCTTGGCTCAACATTTTCTACAATACCGGGGTAAAATTGTTTTGTAATTTTACCGCGATATGGTGCGTAAAATTGAGATGAAAAAAAATCCCCGTAATAATTATAAAAACAAGATGGATAAGATTACAACTTCTGATTTTATGTTAAACCTTGCCCGGGAACTTACGGCTGAGCGTGTTTCTGCCGATGGAAAGAAGAAGCCCGGACTTGCTGAGAGTTCTGCTTTAGCCTATGTTAAGAACCTTTACAATCTTAATGACAAGAAGCCTTTTAAAAGCCTTGCGTTTCTAAAGAACACTGGTGCTATAGATGAAAAATTAAAAGGGTATGCTGATAATACTAAGAAAACACTGCTTGGAATTATTGTCGGAACGATGATGATTAAGAGTGTTCGCTCAAAGAAGGTATTAGACCACTACCGTCGGGAACTTGACGGTAATGCCAAAGCCTTGCGTGAGGTGGAGAATACCAATACAAAGTCTGAGAAGCAAGAGAAGAACTGGATAGACAGTAATGATGTTCAGAAGTTAAAAGATGAGCGTTGGAAGACTCTTACTGAGTCTATCGGAAGTAAAGTAAAGATTACGCCCGGTGCTTACAGTGACCTCCTAAGTGCTTTGATTGTTTCACTCTACACGGACACAACACCACGACGCAATCAAGATTACATGCTAATGAATATTGTTAAGAAGTGGAATGATAAAATGCCTACTGATGTTAATTATCTTGACGTAACCGGTAAGCGTTTCATTTTCAACGTTTATAAAACCGCCCGTAAGTACGGACAACATATTGTCCCGGTATCAGACCCTCTACACGCTGTGTTGTCTAAGTACCTCAAGTATCACCCGCTAAAGGCATCAAAGTGGAATGAACCTCAACCCTTCTTGGTAACGGCAGACGGACGACCTCTTACGGCTATCAATGCTATTACCCGTATTCTCAATAAGTATTTTGGAAAGAATGTTGGGTCAAGTATGTTGAGACATATATATTTGAGTGGTAAGTATAACATAGATGAGATGAAACAAGATGCTATGGATATGGGTCATAGCGTTGAGCAACAAAAGGCGTATATGAAATCTAACTAATAAGTATATGAAGTTGCTAAGAGTAGAAAAATCTAATCGTGAGGGTAAGAAATGGAAAGCGATTTTTGATAATAATGGGCGTTCAAAGACTACACACTTTGGAGCCTCAAATATGAATGACTTTACACTGACGGGAGATGTGGAAGCCCGTAATAGGTATTGGATTAGGCACCAGAAAGACCTAAGAACTAATGACCCTACACGGGCTGGTTACCTTAGTCTTTACTTGCTGTGGAATAAGCCTACATTGGAAGCCTCCATAAAAGACTATAAAAAAAAATTCGGAATGTAATATTAGGGGTACAGTACTGCCGTTATGATTCTATTAATAGTATCACGCCGTTGTAGCCTATTATATTTCTCTTTACCCCACACGTTTATAGCAATAGTGTTATTTATAAGATATATGGCAAAAGGCATAGAAGGAAGAAACGCAAGAATCTCATATTTCTTTTCTTTCAGTGAAATATTTATGATTTCTATCTTTTGTTTATTGTGCATTAGTATGTTTAATATAGTCCCCCACTGGTCTATGCTTGTATTATATACATCACGTTCATTCATTTTAATGAGTAATAAAATATATTTTACGGCTTCATTTTTTCTGTAATTATGTTGAAAAACAATATAATTATAAAATATCCGGGGGGAGTGGGGTTTAGGGGGAAAGTTTTTCCACGGGATTCGTTTTATAGGAAAAGTTCCGAAATTTTCCCTAATCCCCCGGATTCCCGGGTTTTTTTGTTTGTAATAATCTTCTTTTTTAGTATTTTTACAACAAAATTGAGTGCACGTTGACTAATTTCCCCGGCGGTAAAAAAGGTATAATAAAAAAAATGCTAAATGTAGAAATGAAGAGTATTGATGAACAAGCAAAGACGATTGTAAAGAGTAGCCCACTGAATAAGAATGACCTTGAAGACCTATACCGGTATCTTGGATTCCAGTTTGGTAGTTGTAATCTTGTATGGGACGCAGAGGCAAAAAACGGTGAGGGGCGTAAAAAGCCACTAAACGCTTGGAAGAAGGATACTAATTATCCAGATAGTTTCCACTTCAAACCTCGTGATGACCCTTGTTGGCTTATCTATACTCATCTTAGCAAACTCGTTGTTATTGACCTTGATTCTGACTCATTAGAATCACGACGGGTCTTTGAATTAGCCTTGTCTGTTTGTAAGATGATAGTAAAAACTAAGAAAGGTTATCACTTCTACTTTATTGATAATGGTGAATTAGACCACAAAATAAATACCGATGTTGGTATTGACATAATAGGTGGTGGGGACGCACCCCACTTCATTATAGCCCCGCCTTCATTTTATAATGACGGTACCAAAACCTATCACTATCAGTTATTGACTTATCCAGATAATCCGAATAAGCGTACAAAGAGTGAGTTTGCCGACTTGTCCGCACTACCAGATGAACTTATTGATTATCTCTATAGTATCGGCTTCAAAAAACCCTCTAAAAATCAGATTGTAGATGTGCCAACTTCACCAAGGACTGATACCCCAAAGACTTTGGATGATATTAAGATGCTATGTGATTGTTTAACTCCAGAATGGCTCAAAGACTTTGAAAACTGGAAGAAATTAGCCTATTGTCTGAAAACCCTCAACTCTGATGATGATATGATGGACCTATTCTTGGATACATCCGCAAAGGCTCCAAAGTATGATGGGACAATAGCAAGGGCTGATAATCAAAAGTTCTGGAGAATAATCAGACCGGCGGGACGATTTACAATCGGGTCACTCAAGCACTGGGCGAAACATTGTAATCCAACTAAATACTTTGATAATGCCCGTGGTGACTATCTTAGGCTTCTCACGGGCAATCCACTTGGAGTCAATAGCAACAGTCTCTGCGAACTCTTTATCAATGAAATGGCTGGGGACATAATGTATAGCGTTTCAGATAAAGATTATTATATATACGACCCCGCTAATACACTCTGGAAGGGTGGTGAGGGTATAAGGGCTATTGTTAATCATGTTGTTGTTGATGTATGTCAAAGGGCGATTCTGAAAGTATTGGATGGTATTAACGGTTCAAGCATCCAAGACGCTATAGCCGTCAGAAAACAGTTATTGACTGTTGCTAAACTCATTGACGGAAGACACGCCGTGAATCTTGTAAGTGATTATCTACCCGCTTTCTGTGTCCCACCAGAAGACCCATTGACATACTTTGATAATAATCCGGGTCTGCTACCACTTGCCAATGGTGTTTGGAGTTTTGCCGATGGAAAACTAATACCCTACCAACGGGAACACTACTTTACTCATAAAATGGATTACTGTTATAATCCAAACGCCGATGATTCTTTGATTAAACGGGCTATGGGTGACTGGTTCAACAAAAACCAAGAGGTCATTGACTTTGTCCAGATGTATATGGGTTATATGCTAACTGGCTACACTGACCGTCAAGAGATTCTTGTTGTATGGGGTAATGAAGCGGGTAATGGTAAGAGTCTTTTATGGGGTGAAATAATGCCATCGTTAATCTCAACAACTGGAGGACGAACAAAATATTATACCCGTATAACAAGTGATGCTTTTGCCGATACTGGTAATCCAAACAATGACCAACTCTATTATCTCAATGGTAAGCGGTATGCGTTTATGAGTGAGCCACGACGGGGCGTGAAATCCGCTTTTGATAATGAGTTGTTAAAGACTATCACGGGTGATAAGGATTTCACTGCTCAAGCAAAATACAAAAACAAACTGACTTTCAAACTTCTATGTAAAATTGTGTGTGCTTGTAATGATTTACCAGAGTTTAACTTTGACGATAAAGGTACTTACCGTCGTATTGTTATTCTGGAGCAAAATATACCATGTTTAGAGGAATCTGACTATAATAATGTTGCTAAAGAGGTGCGTGATAAGGGACTTGTTGTAAAGAAAGATAAAGAGTTTGTGTCTGCCCTTCTGGCTGACCGTGAAGGAATTATAAAATGGGTTATAGAAGGTGCTTTGAGATATATAGCAAACCCGCAACAACCCGTACCAGATATTCTGAAAGCGTCCAAAATGAAAGCAAAGGAAACGATTGATGTAGTTAGTCAATGGTTGCGGGGTAGTCTTGAAATAGGTCAGAAGTCATTGACCTTCAGAGAGATAAAAGAGACGTGGAAACGGGAGGGACTTGAGTTCGGTCAGAATAAAAAAGGCTTCAGTCAGAAACTGGCATCTAAAATCCGCCTTTTGGGTTATACGGTTGATGAAGGGCGACCGGGTAAGAGCGAAGAGAAGGTGATGAAGTGTGGATTGATACCGGATAAGTTTGAGGGTCAGATTGACTGAAATGTGATATGATTAGATATAAAATAGTAAGAGACCAAACTGTAGGGAAATAATAATATAAGAATGTTAGAATCATTTTTGAATGAAGTATATATTCGGTATGTGTTCTCAATTTTTGTAAGAAAGTATAAATAAGAGATTATTAAGAAAAGTTCGGGGGGAGTGGGGTTTAGGGGGAAAGTTTTTCCACGGGAATCGTTTTCTAGGAAAAGTTCCGAAATTTTCCCTAATCCCCCGGATTCCCGGATTATTTCCATCTTTAAGTACCCCGCTAAAAAACTAAATCTAAAATAGGAACACACCAAACCAAGATGGATACCTATTACATGTGTAAGATATGTAACCACAGTGTTTGTATTCCTTGTGATAATGTTTCTAATATAAACTGGGTGAAAATAAAGGGGCGTGAATACCTATTGTGTTTAAACTGCCGTTTAAAAATCCCCGGTGAAAAACAGAATGGAGCCAGAAAAGCAAACGAAACTAAACCCACTGAAACAACCAGTGATGGACATGTCATCATCTACAATTATTTCTGAACCCCCGGTAGAAAAAAAGATACGGCGACGACGCAAAGAAAAATCAAGTACGGGTATGTGTATAAAACACGGTGAAATCTTGGTTGAGTTTAAGTAAAATTACCATCTTAAGATATTTACTGTATATATTATAAGATGAGAGGATTTAGCGGAAGATTACCTTGGAGTTGGAATACAAATAGTTTATGGTTTATAAATGGAAACATATGGAATGTCGTAGTAAAAGCACCAGAAAATGTTACTATACCGAAACAGAGATATTGGGCTGTTTATGACCCAGAGTTTCATGAGTTTATTATCAGTGGTGTTGAAAAAAACAATGTTATAGATATAGAAGATGCCCCGGAAAAGACAAAGATTAATGCATCCTCCAAGAAATGAAGAGGAGGAATTATATCAAGATGCTCTTAAAGGACTAATAAATCTAAGAGTACCTCCATTAGAACCTAATCCTCCCGTTACAATGAGTTCAAGGGCAAATAAGGCAATTATGGCAAAACAATTAGATACATCACCAGTTAGACTTGTTCGTCAGAACGCACCAGTTGTTGTGCCGGATTCACCAGAAGCACAAGGAAGACGGGCAATTAGGCAATACACACGACCACCAGAGTTACCACAAAGAGGACCAAAAGCAGTATGGTTTGGAAGAGGAAAGAATGAAGAATCCGTGTCAATGCCATTAGATGAATTAGTCAAAGAGCATACCCATCTTGTTAAAGTTTTAAAGGATATGAAATCAGAACCTATTAAAAAAGAACTACAGAAACAAACGAAAGAACTAAAAAAATATATTGGGATGGTACGCAAGTCAAAAGGACGTGGGGGTGGTTTATTGGATATTTTTAACAAACAGAAGGTAATCAACGAATTAGTAAATCCAGACAGTATATTGCGTCGTCGTGTATCTGATGTCAGTCGTGGAATAAGAACAAATTATCCTCCATCAAGTCGTAAAGTAATTGATAAATATGGAGATTGGAAGATTGAATCATTAACTTTACGCCGTGACCCAGTACAGTCTGCTCTACATGTTGCGTTTCAATTAGTTACACTTGGACAATGGAATAAAGCAAGGGCATCAGAAAACAAAGAGAAACTCTTTCATCTTGGGATTGTATTGGGGCTTGTTAGTCCTAATGGTGAAAAGGCATCGGTGCTTGTTGAGAAGAATGAAGTTATAAATATTGGTATGCCTAAAAAAACCACTGGGGGAACTGAGATAGTGTCATCCACTGCACCCGTTGGTGAGACATTGCGTACATTCTTGGATAAAGGACTAAATAGTGTGGGGGCTGAGCAATTTTTTAAATACGACCCATTTAAGAATAACTGTCAAGATTTTATTCTATTACTTTTACGGGCTAATGGAGTTATAACACCCTCCGCAGAGGCTTTTGTTAAACAAGATGTTAATGGGCTTTTGAATAAATTACCCTCATGGACTGGGGCTATAGCAAAAGGAATAACTGATATAGGAGGATTAGCAAATGTTGCCATTGAAGGAGGAAAAATAAAATATGCTGATAAAGAAATGGGAAAGCAGAAGAATTGGATTCAAGGTGTTGTGGCAAATATGGAAAAGGGGGCTTTTACCAAACAGTCCCGGCGAAAGGGAATGACTCCAGAAGAATACGCGAATGAGGTTCTTGCTCATCCAGAAGAACACACACTAAAGACCCGGCGAAGGTCTCAGTTTGTTAAGAATGTTAGGGGTGGCGTTTTAGAAAATTGTTTCCCATTTTTGGGTGCTGTTGGTACAGTGTTAGATAATGTGCTTAACGCACCATCCCGCCGTGGTCGTGTTGTTGCGAATCCAATGAGACGTAGTGAAGATGAGGAATTACAACGAAAAGAAAGAGAATATGACGCAAATAGACTAAGTTCATATAATATGTTGTTTCCAAGTAGCAGACCAGAAGTAGTCGTAATTAATCCATTCCGTGAGGAGAGAAAAAGACGGGTGTTGGAAAAGGCAACACGTGGTCTGGGGGGTTTGCCATTAACACCGGCAGAAGATGATTTATTAGAAGAGATTAGAAATGAAAGACAAGCCAAAAGTATTAGTGGATTCGGAAAAAGGGGCGGTATGTGCTTTCGCAGAAATAGGAATTACCGACCAGTAACAACAGTAAATCCAGTACCCGTAACCCGTCCTATCGGGATTACATGGGGACCTGCAACTCGTCCTATTGGACCACGTCCGGCAAATATACAAGATTCAGAAGAAAATCCTCCAACAGTAATAGAAGTTATGGACGAAACTGATGTTAGTATAGAAGACCCAAAAGGTTTAGATGGAAAAGGAAAAAGGGGCGGTATGTGCTTTCCAAGAAGACGAAGACAGATTCAACCAGTTGTAGAAGAAGAATCATCATCATCATCATCAGATGAAGACCCAGAAAAAGCAAGAACGGCAAGTGACCCTAAAGGAGACATTGAAGGTAGAGGTAAAAATAGCGGGTATGTCAGAAAAATGGTGGCGATGAAAAAATTAGATATAACAAAAGTATCTAACCCATCTGAGAATCTGATAGAGATTGCTGAGTCTTATCTAAAATCTTTACCACCCGGCTCTGCTCCTCTGATGAAAGAAGATTTTGGACGGGAAGAATCTATGAGTATAGCACCATTGACTGCTAAGGCAGTTACTAAAAAGGAACCAGAATATTTTTATGGTATGAAGCATGGTTGGCTGACAGATACTAAGGCGAAAGCATTGGGATTAAAACCAAAAGGGAAAAAGTAAAAAATTGAACTCCGATATATTAACATTCGTTCTATTGAAAATAAAATGAGTGCACAATATATAATGTCAAGCAGACAAAACCCCGGTGGAGGCGTGGATATTGATGAGATAGAACTGATGAGGAAAACTGGAATGACAGACGCACAGATATTTGACGTACTTGCCAAAAGAGCAAGAAACCCTTTATTAACGGTTTCACCACCCAAATCCCGTTTCCCCGTAGGTAAGAAGAGCGTGGATACTTTCACATACCCTCGCACAAACCCGAATCCACCAATTAAACCATACGACCCAAAATTTTACGAAAGAAGTCGTAAAGCAGAAGCACGAAACCAAGCACAATTGGCATACGAAAGAAATGATGGTACTGGGGATTATCTAACAGAGGAAGACTTTGTACCGTTCATGTCTGAGGAAGAATTATCTGGAATGGCAGAAAGACGTAATGAAGAATTACGAAGATTGGCAGAGAGTGCCGGTGTTGCTTTTAACCCAGATGTTCCTATAGAAAGTGTAGCACTACGCCAACCAAAATTTGAACCAAAACTAACCAAAGTTCAAGCATATAAAAAAGCATTGAGGGAATTTGAAAATAAGAAACTGGAAGAAGTAAAAAAGATGATGGATGACGACGATGAAAAAGATGGCGACCTTGAATTTGATGATGCCGTTGCTTTTGTTGAAAAAAGGATGGGAAAATTTATGAGTCAAGATGAGTGGTTAAAGACTGAAGGACGTGCGTTTGCTCCATCAACAAAGATTGGAAGAGGCTATTGTGTCCATCCACGCTTTGATAGTCGTGCTTATTACATGGAAACACGTGGGAGTGGTCGTGCCGGTTTTGACCGTCCATTATTAGGAAGCACCCGACCTTGGTGATTAGGCGTTAAGAATACGGGCAGTATGTGCCGAAACTAACCACTGTGGATAGTTTTTGTGTAGGCATACCCAACGTCCTAATTTTTTCAACTCTTTACAGTCCTCTTTTGACATACCCAGATGAGTCTTCAGAAGATAACCAAGAGCGTGAAAACTGGTTGCCATAGGATAGACTATTAAATGTGTAGCCTCATTCAGTAGGAGACGTGTTTTTTTGTAGTTAGTCAAGTAGTGGGACAGACATAACATAGTAGTGTTTGTATGGCGACCCATAGTGGCAAGGTCATCTATAAGTTTCTGAACAACCTTCTCTGCGGGTCCAACAAAAGTATCATAGTCATCAAAGATAATACAACAATCACGGAACTCTTCAAGGTCTGGGTAATCATCTATGAGAGTCTTGATGTTGATTCGCTTAGGAGGTGGTTTCATAGAGTCAAGAGTAGAGTCCTCCTCCAGTTTGCTTATGAGATATACTTCACGACTTGGATGTATCTGTTTGTAGAGTTCGGCAATACCCTTTGCGATATGAGATTTACCAGAGCCAGAAGCACCCGCTATGTAAAAAACTTCACGCTTTTCTGGGTCGGGACTTGGTAAGATGCTGAATGATGATGTGTCGGGAAGTTCTATCTTTGTACTCTTTGCGTCGTCTGATAATATACGTTCGTATAACTGTTTGCCTAATGAACCCTCTCCTATTATCTGGTCGGGGTCAAGTCCCTTAGCACGGGCTTCTGATAGTCGGTTTATTAGTTGAACCCGCTCATTAGGCTTCAGTGTTCGTAGTTCATTCTGGTACTTGTTAGCAGATATCTCATTCTTAGGCTTTGAGCCTTTGTGACCATCTTCATGTAGGAAAAGCACTCTACCCTCAAAATCCCCACCTTTAACGTAAGCGATTGGCTTAGCCCCAACTGTCTTATCAAAACTTAGCGTAGGCATATTCTATATACTACGCTCAGATTTTTACAAAAACCGATTTATGAATCCAAAAAACTCCATTTAACTTGGCTGTATTGCTCTCAGTATATTTCGCTTGACGTTTCTGATATAAGCCCTTTTACCGTCTTCAGTTGAGGCGTTAGTTCCATACACAACCGGGACATTATTATAGCCTCTTGCTCTGAGTGATTCTGATAACCTCTTAAGACCCTCAACATCATTAGGTAATTCACTTGCCTCAAGATAAGCCTCTTCTGGAACACCAAGAGCAGATGGTTCAGACCTACCCATACGCCTTACTGGTGTTCTTGGACCACGTGTAGGTGATAAAGGTTCTTCTTCTTCTTCTTCGCCTCTTAGAAGACTTGCTACATTGCGTGATGAGCGTCCTTCTCTGGCTCTTGACAGTGCCTCATTACCAATAGGGATATCTTTTTTCATCACCCGCGTTGATTCTGTGACATCACTTCCAGTAGATAATGATTCTATATTAAAACCTTGTGTAGATGGGTCAAAAAAGGCTCTGACTGGTGCGTTTGATGGAACCAGACCGGGTTGAGGCATAGAACGTAATGAAGACCTACCGGGAAGACTGGATTCAGAAGCGAAAGAGCGTAATGAAGACCTACCGGGAAGACTGACTTCAGACATTGAGCGTAATGAAGACCTACCGGGAAGACTGGCTTCAGACATAGAGCCGGACTGGAAATCATCTATGGATGAACCGTAATCAACAGTACCTTCTTCGGCTCCAAAATAACCAACAGAACGACCTTGTGTGGGAAAATAATCACCAGACCTCCAACCAAAAGCAGAACGCTCTGTGTCTCCGAAATCTGTATCATTTGTACTGGGCGGAAAGGAACCGTGTTCAGTATCTTCACGGCGATATGTAGGATGATTAAAATGACCTCTTGATGCCGTATTCATAGCGTCTTGACGGGAGGCGATTGTTCCACTGCGTTCGGCAAGAGCAAGAGCCTCCTTTGTACGACCAACGGCAACATTCAGTGCTTTACCGAAATTAAGATTCTTAACCATTGAACGGGCAAGTGTTATACGCTCTTTGGGTTGAAGATTTGCTCCCTCTACCATACGCACTAAATAGTCATTTAGTTTAGAGTAGATATCTTGTAAAGTAATGTATGTTGCTTGTGCTTGTTTATTAGCAAACTCATTCATAAAAGGGTCATCAACATCCGTTTCTAATGACGCACTAATTAATTGTTTAATACGCTGAATCATTCCAAGAACATCACTGAGTTCTGATACAGTAGCAGTAGCACCCATAGCAATTATACTACCAATAACGGAACGGGTTTCTTGAAATATCTTGTCGGCAGACCGAAATCCAGATTCAGATGAGTCAAGAACATCTGCTCCCATAAGTAAATCTACTACACGCTGTAATCCAATGTCTCTTTCTATAGGCTGACCAATCTCTGAAGCAAGTTTTAATGACTCTGCAAATGGCATAGTTTGTTGAGGAAGACCGGGTATAAGTTGCTGTTGTAATAGAAACTGAACCTTGGCATCATCTATAGCATTTAATTCGGGTACACGTTTCAATAGTTGCTGTTTTCCATATAATTGACCCGCTGCAGACCGTAATACACCACCAGTCATCTGTGATGGTGATGTTCCGACCATATCGTCTATATATCTAAATGGTCCCTTCTGGTCTTGACGAGCAGAATAAATTGACAAAGCCTCATTAGAAGGATTGGCAAACACACGCTGTGATAACACTGGTTTCGGCATTTTGTACATACCGTGTGCACTAACATTTGCTCGGGCATTAGAGTTTATTGTACTCTGAACTTTAGCACCACTCATGTAATCGGCATCTTGTTTCTTCTGTTGATGCCACTGTGCTTGAAGGTCATCGCCTATCATAAGTTCCGCTCTTGGTTCTGGAGCAGATGGATATGCCCTTAGTGGCTTCTGTTTTGCTACATAATTACTTTCGTATGCGGAGGGAAAGCCCAACTGAAGATTATCGGAGGCACCGACTACCATTGCTACTGCAGACATTCTATATTTAAAGGACACATTTTAAATGTAAAATGTTAAGGATTTGTTATTTTAGTATAGCCCCTCTGATTTGACAATCTTTGAAGCCTCTATCATACTAACGCCACGCTCATTCATAACTTTTCTGACGATTTCTGCACGCTTACGACGACCATCACTGGGGGAAGCCTTTGCCCTACGGGCTTTTCCTAAGCCAACACTCTTAGCACCTTGGTTGATTGCTTCAAGCGTACTGGCACCTTTGCTCAAGGCAGTACCTACGCCGGGAACACCCACATAGGTACCGGCTATATCCAAAACGGGTGCAGCAACTGCTAAA